GTGACGGCGACGTGGTGCCATGCGTTCTGGGTGGGCTCAGTCGTTGTGACCGTTTCGGTGTTTGCAGCCCAAGGCACGAAAATGATCCCACTCCCACCAAATTCCAGCGTCCACGCGTCCGATGGGGTGCTTCCTACAGGACCCTTGCCGACCAGTCCGGCGAATTGTTGATTGCCACCGTCGTGGTAGTACCACAGCTCGATCGTGAAATCGCCTGACCCTAGTTCGAGCGCGTTGGCCGACGTGATCTGCACGTAGTCGCCGCTGCCGTCAAACTTGCCGCTGGCGCCGCCAAACTTGCTTTGGGTCGTACTGATCTGTGCGTTGCCGTTGGCCGTCGCTGAGAACGCATTTGATGACGAGTCTGTAAACGTCGTGCTCGCGTTGGAGCCGTCCATGTGCAAGAGCAGCGACACGCTACTGAAGTCTTGATCGGTTGCATTAGACGGCGGCCACATCGAGTTGCGCTTGTACCAGTAGTGCAAGTGCAGCGGCCAAACACCAACAGCACTCGACGTGCTGGGGGCTGGCGGACCGATCCCGATGTACCCGCCTGGTATGCGCCCCATAGCGTCAAGAAATCTCCAGATAGCTGCACACGAACTCGAGGTCGTTCGACGCGCTCGGCGTGACGACGATTGAACGATCCTCCTCCAGCCATATCGTGGTGTCCTTGCTGACGACGACGAGCGTGGCGTCGGCCGGGACAGTTACTGTCGAGCAGATAGCGTGACCGGTGCCGCCGCCGTCATCTTGGCTGTGCAGCTTCACCGTCACATCACAGTTAAGAGACCCGTCGACGTTGGCCACGTAGAGCGACTGCACCTGCAGCGCCTTGCCCGAGCTGGCGGCGTTGTTGAGCAGCACCGTGCCCGTGGCGCCCGTGACCGCGGACAAGTACGCGGTCTTCGCAGTGATGGTCGTGGGTCCGACGATGTTGGGGGCAGCCATGAATCACCTATGACAGTGCGAGGATGAGTCCAATCGCGGATGCAGCTTGTGCGCCTGTTGGGCCGGTAGCACCGGTTGGACCACCAGAAGGCCCTGTCGGACCTCCAGCTCCGGTTGGCCCAGTAGCGCCTGAGCCGCCGGTAGGCCCTGTGACTCCTGTGGACCCTGTTGCACCAGTCGGGCCAACGTCGCCAGTCGGTCCACCAGACGGGCCTGTGGCGCCTCCAACACCGGTCGGCCCAGTTGGTCCGGTCACATTCGACGCAGCACCGGTCGGGCCTGTGGACCCTGTCACTCCCACTGATCCAGACGAACCGGTCGGCCCTGTGACGCCAGAGGCTCCGGTCGGTCCTGTGCTGCCGACCGAGCCAGTGGGTCCGGTGACTGTGGACGCAGCACCTGTCGCACCGACAGCACCGGTCGGGCCTGTCGGTCCGGTGATCGCCAGATCGATCGGACCGCTGGGCCAGCTGCCCGACTCCTTCGGCCCGTAGAGCTTTCGGCCGACCGTGTCAATGAACAAATCGCCGTTGTTGCCGACTCCACCCGTAGGCGCAGTCACGCCGGCCAGGACGGGCGAGCCACCGGATGGGAGCGAGTAGAACGGCATGGCATCACTTTGCCCTGTGGGCGGCCTCGAGGTGAGGGGGTGCGGTCACGCGTCCGGCCCAGCGACCACGCCCTGCTCAACGCCCACCTTCGCCACGTATGCCATGAGCGCCCCCACCGCCGCCGCGAGGTCCGCGTCGGCCTCCGCTCCCGCGAGCAGGTCGCGCACATGGAGCCGCACCGGCTCGGCTGGTGCCTCTTCGACGCCGGTCTCGGTCGTCCTGAATCGGACGAGGGTCACGCGGGCTTCGGCGTCGCCGCCTGTCACGCTTGACACAACGATCTCACGGACCCACAGGCGGTCGTACGTGGCTGCGTAAGACAGCGGTTCGGCGGCGTACAGCGTGGGGATGTCAGCCATTGATCCTCTCCTCTAGTGCGGCGATGCGTGCGTTGGACTCTTGCAGTGCCTTGACGAGCAGCGGGATCAGCGTCTGGTACGCGACAGACAGATACTCCGTGCCCTGCTGGACAACGCCGTCTAGGTACGGCTGACCAGCCAATGCCTGTTGAAGGTCTTGTGCAATGAAGCCCGGCTGGATGCTCTGATCCTTGCTCCATGACTCCTTGTAACGGAATGTCACGGGCCGCAGAGCCTCTATCACGTCGGTGCATGACGACAGCGGAGCGATGTCGTTCTTGATTCGTTCGTCGGAGCCGTTGACATACGCGCCAGCACCCCACACTCCGGTGCCGTTGCATTGGAGGTTGTATGCGCCTTGGTCGGTGACGCCGACGATGACCTCGCCCGTGCTATTGACGCGAATGCGCTCGGCCGTAGCAGTTTCGTCATACAGGAAAAACTCACCGCCAAATCCGCCGCCGCGATACCCGCTCCCGGCGGTGCCGAAAATCCATGAACGCGCGCCGGTGCCGTCGTAATCGCATCGCACAGACGCCGACCCGGTGCCGTCCTGCTCTACGTGCAGCACGCCGTCGTCGGCGTTATTTGCCCTAATGTGGCACGGACTGGAAGGCGATCCCCCAATCCCCACATTCCCCGACGCATCCACGCGCACCCGCTCGGTGCCGTTGGTGACGAACGTCAGAATGTTCGCGCCTCTGCGGCCAATGCCTGTGTCGGGGTCACCATCGAACCCATAGGCGACGCTGTTTGCCGTGTCGATGTCGTCCGCGAGTATCTGCCCCGCGAACGTGGCGGTGCCGGTGGAGGAGATGGTGAGGCGGGTGGTGACGCTGCCACCTGTCGGCGTGGTGCGAAACACAAACCCGCTGAACGTCTGCTGATTCGCGTCGAAGTAGCACAAACCATCAGAGACGTTTCGGTATATGTCGATTGTCTCGCCCGCACCCTCTTCGATCCGTAGTGCAGTGCTGTTGCCGTTCAACGTGAGGGGTATGCCGCTGGATGCCGTGATGGTGGCGTTGCCTGTAATCGCCGCCCCCGACTGCCCGACGATCTGCCCCGCGAACGTGGCGGTGCCGGTGGAGGAGATGGTGAGGCGAATGGTGCCGGTGGTAGTAGTGGCATTTGCTGCGGTATAGAGTCTTACCTCACTCGCCGCATTGCTGAGCGCCGACCCGCCGCCGATCGCAACTAGGTTTTCCGTCGCGGTGCTGTAGATGCCGATGCCTTGGACGGTCTCTTCGGTCGCCGTGTAATGTGCCCCGACGACCTGCGCCGCCTTGTCTGTTGCGTCGGCGGCTGTATTTCGCAGAACTACCGTAGGTGAGGCCATCGCCTGCGTCACAGTGATGCCAGCAGTGAACGAGGGGCCAGCCGTCGGCTGCACCGAGAGCGTGGTACGCGCCGCCTCCGCGTTGGCGTCGTCAATCAGACTGCGCCCAAACGACGTGCAGGTGATCTCCTCCACGTCGCCAGCACCAGCAGACGAGCGACCGAGCAGGCGGTCGGTGGCGGAGACGTTTTGGATTTTGGCGTAGGTGACGGCGTCGTTGTCGATCGTCAGCACCGTGCCGGTGCTCGAGATCGTGATGTCGCCCTTGTCGCCGTCGCTAAACCCGACGCCGGCCACGCCTGTCGGGCCGGTTGCGCCGGTTGGCCCTGTCACGCCTTGGGAGCCTTGACTGCCGGTGGAGCCGGTCGGGCCTGTGGCGCCGGTCGCGCCCACGGATCCCGTGTCGCCAGTCGCGCCCTGCGCTCCGGTTGGCCCTGTTGCGCCGGTCGATCCGACGTCGCCTTGGGCACCCGTCGCGCCTGTTGGCCCAGTCGCACCCACGTCGCCTTGCACGCCTTGCGATCCGACAGCTCCTGTCGGTCCTGTCGCGCCGGTGGCACCGACGGATCCCGTGTCACCGACGATGCCTTGCGGCCCGGTGCTGCCTGTCGGCCCAGTAGGCCCGGTCGACCCGACTTCGCCTTGTGCACCGACAGCGCCCGTTGGCCCAGTGACGCCTTGGTCACCTTGGGCACCGGTCGGGCCGGTGGCGCCTGTCGCGCCAACGGATCCCTGCGGCCCTGTGCTGCCAGTTGGCCCGGTGACACCTTGCTCACCCTGCGAGCCGGTCGGGCCAGTGGCACCGACCTCACCTTGGCTACCAACGGCACCTGTTGGCCCTGTCACGCCTTGATCACCAGTGGCGCCTGTCGGGCCGGTCACGCCCTCGTCACCCTGGGCGCCGGTCGCACCCGTCGGCCCAGTCACGCCCTGGCCACCGACAGCGCCTGTCGGCCCGGTCGCGCCGGTTGCGCCCACGTCACCCTCTGATCCCGTTGGCCCTGTTGGCCCTGTGTTGCCGATGTCGCCCTGCGCGCCAGTGGCACCAGTTGGGCCTGTCACGCCTTGCTCACCTTGCGACCCGGTTGGGCCTGTCACACCTTGGGTGCCGCTGGCACCGGTTGGTCCGGTGACGCCTTGCTCACCTTGGGCACCCGTTGGGCCGGTCTCGCCGATAAGACCTTGGGCACCCGTCGGGCCTGTTGCGCCTGTCGACCCAACGTCGCCCTGCGCGCCAACGGCACCGGTTGGTCCGGTCGGGCCAGTGACGCCTTGCTGGCCTTGCGCGCCAGTCGGTCCGGTGCTGCCAACGTCACCGACGGCTCCCGTCGGGCCTGTCTGGCCAACGTCGCCGACCACGCCTTGGGCGCCGGTTGGCCCCGTCGGCCCTGTCGAGCCTTGTGCGCCCGTGTCGCCGGCGACGCCTTGCGCTCCGGTCTGGCCTGTCGCGCCTGTCTCGCCTGTTGGCCCGGTGACACCCTGCACACCCTGCGACCCGGTTGGCCCGGTAACGCCTTGGATGCCTTGCGGTCCCGTCGCGCCGACGTCGCCTTGGCTACCGGTCGGCCCAGTCAATCCGATCAGGCCTTGCTCGCCTTGGGCGCCTGTGGCACCTGTCGGGCCGGTAGCGCCGGTGTCGCCGACGGCTCCAGACGAGCCGGTCGGCCCCGTCGCTCCCGTGGCGCCCTGCGCGCCCGAGCTGCCCTGTGCACCGGTCGGGCCTGTTGCACCTGTGCCTCCGATGTCGCCTTGCGGTCCTGTCGGTCCTGTCGATCCGACGGCGCCCGTGGAGCCGACCGAGCCTGTGGCACCCACGCTTCCGGTCGGGCCTGTCGCGCCTTGGACGCCCTGCGGTCCGGTGATCGATTCGCCCTGGGCGCCAGTTGGCCCGGTCGCACCGGCAACGCCCGTGGCACCGACGCCGCCCGTCGATCCTTGCGGGCCGGTTGGCCCGGTCGCACCTGAGGTCGAGAACTCCGTCCACGTCGTCAGGTCGCTGCCCAGCTGCCACAGCAGGCCCGTGGCCGTGACGTGCACGAGCATGCCGGCCTCGCGTCGTGCGGACGGGATCGCGTCCCTGTCCGCATTGCTGGCGACCGTGCGGTAGCCGCCCTTGCCGTAGAGCGCCTCGTGGCTCGGGTGCACGTCGGTCGTGTCGAACGGCACGACCGGCGCGGCGACGTTCGTGCCCTTAATGTTGGCCATCAGCTCACCACCACGACGACGGTGCCGGTGATCGGGTACGTGCTGCGGTAGATCGTGTAGCTACGTGCGGCCTGCGCCGTAAACGTGATCGACCTGGTCGTCGTCTCCCAGGCAGAGTTGACCAAGCCGCCGACCGTAAACGTGGGCGAGCCGAACGACGCCGGGAGCACAAAGTGCAGGTAGGCGGCCGTCGCCACGATCGTGCGCGTCTGGCTGCGGCCGTCGGCCATGTCGCTCGTCAGCTGCGACGCAATCTGGCCGTCCGTGATCGCCGCGGCCGTGCTCGCGCCCCACCACCGCAATAGCAGGGCAGGGGAGGTGGCCGTGTCGTCCGCGACGGCCTTCGTGTGGACGCGCATCGTGGCTCGGAACCCGTCGCCGTACCGCCAGACCGGGATACCTCGAGGTGCCGCCACCTCGTACGTCACGTCGGAGCCGCTCTGCGTGTCGACCACGCGGTCGTGCCGCTGCGGCACGCCCAGCGGAAAACTGGCCGTCTTGATCACGAAGTCCCGAGACTCCCACCGCTCGACGACGCCGTTCTGGTCGGCAGCCTCAAAGACGGAGCTGCCGACCGTCGCCGTGAGGTTCACAGTCGTCGCACCGCGCACGTACCGCACCGTCCGCCCGGCCGAGGTCGCCAGCCGGTCAGCCAGCCAGGACGCACCTACGGCGAGCATGTCGGACATCGGTCACTCCACGGCGCCACAACGCCGCCGCGGCGCGTCGTGGATACGCGCCGGCGGCGGGTTGCGGCAGGTCTCGGACTCGCGTCGGATCAGCGCTCGAGCTTGACGCTCACCGTGGACGCACCCGTCACGGCCTGCGCGACGGCGTAGCCCATGTTCACGCCGGTGACGGTCGTGGCGACGCCGCTGGTGGCGTACCACTTGACCTGCGCACCGGCCGCGATGGTCTCGCTGTTCGCACCCGAGGAGTGCTTCGGCACGCTGTAGACGCCCTCGACGGCGACGACACCGACCGCACCGTTGGCGATGGGGCGCGGCGCGACACCGACGAGCGAGCCGATCACGACCACGTCGCCGGCGGCGATCGCGCCGCTGGCCGTGTGGTCGAGGTAGTAGCCATTCTGAACCGTATCTGCCATGGAACTGGTCCTCTGCTGCTGATGGGTGTGGGTGCCGGCGGGCGGACACGCTGCCCGCCCGCCGGCGAATGATCACGACACGGCTCAGACGTCGACCTTGACGCCCGCGAGGTACTCCGCCTTCGACACGCCGAAGTCGTAGTAGCCACGCATCTGGACCCCGAGCACGTTGAAGTCGGCCTCTGCCGTCTCCACCACCGGGCTCTGCACGCCGTTGAGGAACGCCACCTCCATCACCGGCAGGTCGGCCGGCGAGGCGAGGAGGTAGTGGTCGGTCACGTTGGTGAGGTAGGTGGAAGCCACCACCTCGTAGCGACCGGCCAGCACGTTCCGCTCCGGCTGACCCGTGGTGGCACCGCTCTGGATCAGGGCGGAGCCCATGATCTCCAGCGCGGCGACCTCGAGGTCGACCGGCACGAGCAGGATCCGCGGCGTCACCGCCAGCGGGTTGCCGTCGGGGTCCTTCAACTTCCTGAAAGTGGTCACCACGTTCTTGAGGCTCGACACCGACAGCGCCGCCGACGCCGGCGTGGTGCCGGACGTCATGAGGTTCTTGCGGGCGGTCGTGAAGAACGACGCGTCGTCGAGGAACGCCGTCCAGAACACGTCGTTGAGCTTGAGCGCACCACCACGACCGATCCGCTGCGGCACCGCGGTGAGCGCACCCAGGTCATCGTTGATGAGGTCGGTGCGGGTGACCGACGTCATGATGCCGTAGGTGCTCGCCGAGATCGTCCGCGACTCGTCGCTCGTCGCCGCGTGCTTCAGCTCGCCGCCGTTCGCCACGGCCTCGAACTTCATGCCGCCGTTGAGCCGGTACGACGTCAACGTCTTGAAGTCGTTGACCGCACGCACCGCCGAGATGCTCCGCCACGCCGACTCGACGCTGTCGAAGCCGGCCAGGAGGAACTTGTTGACCGTCGCCGACAGGATGCCGCTGATCGAGTGCGTCGACCAGGCCGCCTGCAGCACCGGACGCAGCGTCGAGCTGGTGATCTTCTGCGGGCCGTCGTAGCCGTTGGCCACGGCCGCCTGCAGGATCACCTCGCCGAGCGTGATCTGCCCGCGGGCCTTGTGCGCCGCCTCGAGCACCTTGGCGTCGTACTTCTGCTCGACGCCCGGCAGGCCACCCTGCATGGCGAACGAGGCCTGGATGACGTCCGCCGAAGGCGGGGCGTGCTCGACGATGTGCACGGCCGGGGCCGCCGGCCGCTCGTCGCGGGCCGCCTTGAGGTTCTCCATGTCGGTGACCTTCTTGTTGAGGACGTCGACGGTGGCGATGAGCTTGGCCAGGTCGACAGCCGGTGCAGGATCGGACTCCACGGCGACCTCCGCCGTGGCCGCCACGGCCGGGGTCGACACGACCTCGTCCGTGGGCTTGGTGGTGGCGTCAGCCGCCATGGTTTCCTCCTCGACGGCCTCTTCGGCCGCGATGGCGACGCTGGTCTCCGCGTCAGCGCCCAAGGTGACAAACGAGACCTCGCGGAGAGCGGAGGCCCTTACGATGCGGACAGGCCCCATGTGGGTCTGCCCGTTTGCGGCGGCGACGGCGTCGGCGTCGACCTTCTGGTGGCGGCGGACGTCGGCGCCGACACTGGCCTGCCAGGCGTAGCCTCGCTCGGCCAGGGCGAGCACCTGGCGGGCCGTGTCGGTGTCGGCCATGATCTCGCCCTCGACGATCAGCTTGGATCCCTCGACGCGGACGCTGTCCGTCTGCCCGAGGATCGACCCGAGCCCGTAGTCGTGACCGAGAACGATCGGGATACGCTGCTTGGT